CTATTTGTTAACAGCGTTTTTTCATTCAATTACTTCATATTTTTTTATCTCCTTTGTCCACTTATCAAAATACAAAAGGCCTCCCACGTGTGAATAACGTCCATTGAGGGCGAAAAGAAAGGCTACAATCAACACAGAAACAAACAATAAAACTTTTATCACCTTTGATATATGAGGAAATGTAAATAGCTTATTTATATCCATTCATTTTCTTAGCTTTAATCAGTTCATCATAAATTATATGCCCAAATTCTCCTGCAAAATATTCTGCCCAATTTTGATAAGTTAAACAAACTCCAGTTTGGGGATCTTCATAATCCACCGTATTCCACATATCCTCCAACTCTGCATTTATATCAAAAGGATTATCGCCTAGAGCATTTACTACCTCATTTGAATAACAATTTATTAGAGTATCAATCCAATTTTGACAATCTGTACAAGCATCTTTATAGATTGCACTAAATGCAGCCTTCTTAAGGTCGTCCATCAATGGATCAGTTTCACAAAACGGGTATTCTCCATTCATTTCTTTTCCATTAAAACCTTAATCAGCCTTTCTTTCTCCGCAAGCAGTTCCTCTAAATGTTTCACCTTTTCCTCAAGCAAAACATTTTGGCCTACTGTCACATCGCTATTAATAGCTGCCACAGAACTATTACCATTGGCAATG